AACACTTGTATTCTAGAATATGTGTGCTATACTATAGGTGTAAAGAAAAGAGGAAATAAATAATATGACTAAAGAAAAATATAAAGAAGTATTGGAAACACAATACAATGATGTAATAGCAAAGATTCAAGGTTGGCATGAACTACCTAACGTATTACAAGCTTTAAGTGATTACACAAATATTTGTATTGCAATGTGTGAAAGAATTTATGATGATAAAGAAATAAATTATTCTAATTATATTTATTTGAATGAGCATATTAATAACAACCTTAAAGAAGTTTGTAGAATTGTAAAGAAGGGTTAGCGTATGAACAATTATACTAGTCTTAGTCGTCTGATTAATGAGTTAAATAGAACGCTCGGTATCACTAGTGATATTGAGCGCGAGAATTTAATTCAATCGTATTATAATCAAGGATTGATAAGTTATAGACAATACTACCTTTTAAGGTCTAGTATTGTTAAACACGAGTACATCCACAACTATTTTATTCAAATGTACGGTTAGAATTTGTAAGTGGTAAACATAAACACGATCTTAAAGACTTTATTAAAATAAAAGAGTGATAATTAATATCACTCTTTTAATATTTACTGAGTATGTAACTCAATAGTCTTTTAGTTTCCTGGTTGTTGTAATACACACAACCATCTCGATATGATCTTATTAATACGTTTAAACGTTGGTCTTTACGCCATAGTTTAGCGATCATCATATTCTCACGGCTGGTAGTTCCTATATTATAACAATATCCGTATTCTTTATTAATCTGTTGATTAATGTAAATATATCCTGTATTCATATCAACCCATGTACCATAATAAATACCTTCAAAATATAATGTACATAAATAATCACATTCCGGTGTTTTCTTCCTGATAAAGTCATTTGTATCGTAAGCAAAGTTACCAGCGTTATAATCTCCATACGTTGTACCCGATATCAATTTATGGAATTTCGATTTTTCTTTGTTTCCTTTTTTATAATCGCTATGGCAAATTTGTACTATAATTTGCTCGACTGAATCATTACCTTTAAATGTGTTAAATTCTTTTTCGGGGTTTGGTGTAATTCCAAAATAACTAAAATAAGGGTTAACAATACTTACATTGTTTGCTAATAAATAAACATGTCCTTCACGTTGTCTAAAAATAGAGTCAATAATATTCAATAAAATTTCAACTTCATTCGGAATGTACGCGTTGAATCCAGCCTTTTCGGGTATAAACTCATCAACAATAATTGTATCCACATCTACATAACTTGTTGATTTTAAACTAGCAAAAGATGTTAGAGAAGTAGCGTATCCCATTTCGCACCCATTTATGTAAAAGGTGGTAAAATTGCTACCACCCGTTATTTTAAATTCATCATCTTTAAAATTTTCAAACTGATCGTTTAAAAATGTTTTGATTTTTTTAAGGTCCGTTTTATAACGCCTTAAATAAAAAAATTGTTTCCCTTTTTTCTTGTAACGACTTATGCAGTCTTTTTTAAATCCATAGGTTTTACCAATTCCACGACCACCTATAATAAAGTTTAAAAATTTATCGTATGATTTTATGTTTGTTGTACTGTACCAATCTATTAATTGTGTCATTTGAATACTCCATATGGATTTGTGTTATAACCACTTGAGTTAAGTTCACCGCACGCCATCCATCTACGTTCACCTGTTGACGCGCTAATCCAACTAATCCAGCAATAACCCTCACGCTTAACATAACCATCATAGTTAACATGCATACCTTGTTTATAATATAAACCTGTATCAACACCATTTAAACTTGGGGCTTTTCTAATTTTGATCGTACAATTTGGGTAGAATGTTGCTTTTTCTCTGATAAAATCACTAGGCACATAATTTAATACGTCTTGTTTTTCTTCAACATCCGGTAAAATTAATGCTTTTGGTAAAAATGCGGTGTCATACATAGCTGAATAAGGAAAAACAGTAATGTTATAAGCTCCATTTTTTCCGCCTTGGTTTGTGCCAAAGAAACGACCACATGAACCATTTACATCACTGTCGAAAATAGCAATGTGACTATAAGGTGTAACATTTGGCACTTCTTTAAATACGACAATAACACCAGGTACTAATTGAGTGATTTCAATACAGTTATTTAACATTCCATTGGTTTTTCTGTTTAACCAAATATCTTTAACATACCCGCTACTTGTACAGTGAGGGCCGACAAAGCCTAAATATTTATCATAGTCATAATTACCATCCCAACATTGGCACCCGTAAGCACCATCATGGTCTACAGTTTTACCCATCATTTTCTGTCTGTAATTATAATATTTATTTGTATCAATATTCATATTTATTACCACCTAAAAAATATTGAAAAATAATCCATATTCTTGCAATTCCGCGTACAATTCACTTTCGATTGTGATAACCGCACGTCTTGATCCTTGTAATACTTCCGCTAATGTCTGAATACCAATATTACCTTTACGTCTAAAGCTATATTCTTCATGCCCTGTTGTATCATTTGCGCTATTAGGTTTGGTAATTGTCTTAGCAATGTTATTAACATAGTCGTTTGTTTCAATGTCAATACGTCCTTCAGGTGTTACAGATTGTAAAGCGATACTCGTATCTTCTCCGCTCGCTTGTGTGTTACCTCGACTATCACGTGTATAAGTTTCCGTGTAGTTTGTATTTGATGTCGGGTCGTCTTGATCTTGAAATGGAATAGTTTTAAACAACGTATAATATCTATCCATATTAATCTCAAACCAATGTTGCAACTCAAATTTCCAATAAGCGTAAGTTTCCTGCCCAATTTCATCAAACCAAAAGTGTTTTAAAATTCCCGTCTCTAATGCCTTACGTTTTTCAACATCATCATAAAATTTATAATTAAAATCAAAAATCTTTTTTCTAGCGATCTCTAGCACTTCCGCGTCACTTAATTCATATTGAGCGTCAATTAATTCTTCAAATGCTAAATTGTGACATACACCAAAAATTGTTTCAGTGTTTTCAGCTAGTACCGGACTTTGCAAAGTCAATAAATAGTTTGGTACTTTTAATTTATTCATCATTGTTATCACCTTCTTTAACATCCAAGTTTTTATTAATGTTAAAATCCTTAATACTTGTGTTCGAATCTAACTCAAGTAATTTCATGATTTCTTCATAATCTTCATATGGAGAAAATTCAACACTCGCATTTAGTCCGAATTTTTTATTTAATTCTTCAATCGCTTTTTTACGTTCGCTTAACCAAATATTTCTAGACGCTATAACCTGCTGGTTGTTAGCGTTGACTTCATCCGAAACCAACCTTTCTTTTTTGTCCATGTTGGCATTTTCAATGCCTAAGAACGTCATGCACTCTCTTAAAATAGCTTGTTTCATTCCGTGTAATTCGTCGGCAATAAAAGGTGCGTTCGTTTGTAAAATATTAATATCCTCTGTTCTAAATCCTTTTGACGTGAAGATCGTTTGCACACCTTGTAAAATCTTTTTCATGAACACTTTAAATTGCTGTAACATTCTTCTATCACCTGTAATGATATACGGTGTCCATTGCATAGTTAAGTTTTGGTCCATAGTTCTACTTGTTAATGCTAATTTTTTGGCATAAAAATTTAAGTATGGAAACAATCCAACATATAAAGGACTGTTTTTCATAACAACACACTCTTCACTTGTTAACGTCTTTTTAACAAGTGGACTTGTGGAAACCGTATGATATTCTGTTGGTAAATTATAATGGTTTAATCGACCACCTAATGTGATTTCACTACAGATTAAACCTAACCTTTCATCATCATAAAATCCAATGTAACCACGCGTTTGTAAAACATACTCTAAATAAAATGTGTTGATTGATTCCGGCAGACCTTTATATTTAAACATATTCAAGCTTAACATCTGTAAATATGTATAATAAATAAAATCCGCTTCTCCGTTATTCATTTTAGCAATATCAACCGCGTTACGGCAATAATCAGTAAACGGGCTTGTATCATTTAATATATCCATCTTAATCATCTCCTTTATCTATATGTTAAGTAAAAAAGGTTGAACAGTCAACCTTTATATTAATGCACTTTCTTTTCTTTATAGTTTCCGTATTTATCTACCATATCCGCCGTGTAGCGTTCACCGTTATGATAATCATAATTTCCCACATCTTTTGTATGCCAAAGAGTAATACCATTATCAAATGCACGTTTGATTTTTTCTAAATCGCTAGGGTCGATATTTTCACCTTTAATGTTACATTTTACAGTCTGTATATAGTTCCAATTTTGGCGTGTATGCAAGTTGGGATAATCAATTGTATTTGTGGCATAACCGCGCATATCCCAAATTTTATTTAATTTATCTTGATATTCTTGTGTAGGTTTATATGCATATAAAACTAATGTATTTAAATCTAGTGCTGTTTGCCTTAACACATCATTTGAGCCGGTCACAACACTGTCAGCGGTAGCCTGTGCGTCATGAATTCGAGCGTTATAACTATCCATAGCGTTTTGAATATTTGTCTGATTCTGATAGCGAGTTGTTAACTCTCTTAATTGATTACTGATTGCGGTTGATTGTGTACTAGCGCTTGCTTGTGCATTTGCATTTGCAAGTGCATTTGCGTTTTGTAAATTGGTTTGTTTCGTGTTGATTTGGTTTTGCATGGCGGTTTGCCCAATTCCTAATCCAGCTCCGACTAGACTACCAACCGCACCACCTATATTACCAGTTAAAGCGCTGACAATGCCACCGCTCAAGCCACCTATTGCGCTAAAACTAGCGTTTATCATATTCGACTTATTTTGTAAATCGTTTAAATTGCTAGCTAGATTTGTATTTCTAGATGTAACACTTAAATTCAAATTATTCTGTAAACTTGTCTGTGCACTCAACGCGCTACCGGTAGCACTGGCTATAGCTGAATTGGTTTCATTTGATCTTCTTATGTTTGATAATCCTACATTCATTGAGTTTCTAGATGATTGCATCAATAGCGCGGTCTGATCGCTTATAATTGGTAGGCTACATTCATATTGTGATTCAAATGAATTATCAAGGTTCATGATTACGTCGTTTGTTGTTTTGGTGGTTTTCTTCAATTTATAATTGATGGGTACAATATTTAATTTTGAACTGTTTGGACTGCCAACAAACGCAAATTGAATTGCGCTAAAATTGTCCCATAATTCATTTTTAAAAATTTTATTTGTCCCATTGTTGTCACTTATTAATAGATAGGAATAAGGATACCATAGTATTTTAGTGTTTTTAATGTCTGTCGGATAAAAACGAAGTGGACCATTCATAACATTTGTTTTTACAAACTGAGTTGTATCATTGTCGTTCATATTACTAAAAGCCAATGCGCGATATTTTAACATAGTATAGTTACCTTCACCAACAATAGTAAAATTTTCTTTAACTATTCTTAGCTTATTATTTACAAAAGCGAGTCCAGGGATATAGTTAGTTATAACAATAGAAACGCATTTACCCACTAATTTTTCATCTTTACGAATCGCTTCTAAAATGGTTGATATATTGCTTATTGATAAATCTTGACCACTCGTATTTTTTAGTTTTGTAATTCCACTACCTGTAATTCTAGAATAGGGTAATATATAATAATTAATTTGGCTAGGTGCACCCAAAGTTCCGGACGTATAAGTATCACTACCATCCATTGTACATGTCATACCAACAATCGCGAAACTTATATACCCCATAGGGTTTAGGGTCATTACATCTTCAGTTATAAGGTCCGTACCGATTTCCAAATTCTCCGGCTGGGTATTGATACAAGGTTTACGCTTATCGTCTGAACTTTCTTTGTAATATTGCGGTCTATGTTCATAGGCTATATATGATTCCATAAAGTTACTTTCAATTTCAAAACGCCATGTTTGTATAACATCTGTTTCAAAAGTAATACTTGTTGCGTTGTCATTTAAGTACCCTAAACTTGTGATAAAACAGTAAATCCATTTTGATTTATTACCTGTATCACCATTTTGATATATCAAATAGTTGTATAAACGTAGATCATCATATAAACCAGGTACAACTACTGTACCATCTTTTCTTTGATACGTGTAATTCTCAAAAACAACATGGTCATAATTATTCATAAAAAAATTAAATTGCTCTTCCGTGTTATTAAATGCACCCCAAAAAGTGTTATTCATTGCGTCAATTTCTAAACCTTTTAGTAAATAAATTTTGCTTTGCGGCGTAAATTGACTATTTACAACTCCTATACTCATCTTAATCATCTCCTTTATAAATTTATATTATTAAAAAATAGTTGGAAGTTCAACTATTTTATTTATCTTTAATGTAGTCATATATTTCACGTGCTTTTGTGCCACGCGTTGGCTGGTTAGGGTCTGCCGGTCTTTCATAGTTTGCCAAAAATTCAATCGCTAGTGTATAAGGGTCGGTGGTCGATCTTGAGAAGCTTGCAAAACTTTCGGGATAGGCTGATGTTGCTATCCATTGCGCACCATTTTCCATTTCCCATTGAATGCGCTCACACTCGCCTACACCGAATTTTGAAACATCCGGATAATATCCCTTTTCTTTTAGCCAGTCAATTATTTTTGTCCATGGAGTCCATTGTACTAATCCGTAACCTCTAGACGCTACCGGTTGTGCAAATGGTATATCACTCTCCCACCTATTCGGGTTAACAGTACTTTCAAAATAGGCATTACCTAACATACCAGCAACCGCGTTTGCGGTCCATCCTTTTCCCTTAAAGAACTGCCAAAATGCAATCCAATTTTGTTTAGATTCATCTTCTGTAAGTGGTCTAGTGTTATTAATATCACCTGGTATGATCCACTCGTATGTTGGTGTTGGCGGTTCGGGCGGTATTTCTTCTTTTGTTTTATAAAAACCTAAGTCAATCCCTAAACCATCTAAAATAAAATAATGTTTAATATATTTGTAACTTGGTTCGGGTGGTGTTGGTGGTGTTGGTGGATCTCCGCCTTCGAAAGTTTTCCAATCCTGTCCATAACCGTTAACTATATTTGTATCATTTACATAAAATACTTGTGTTGGTAATACTGAGCCACTTAACGCATAACATTGATTTCCATATCTACAAGTAACGCCATAGTAGACAAGTCCGGCATTTTGTGTAAATGTTTGATCTATATGACAATGATCTCCGGTAGCATAACCAGCTTCACCCGTATGATAAATTAAATCACCTTGCGCATATCTTGTTGCGGTTGGTGGGTTCGGGTCATGCGTGAAACTAACAGTTACATAGCTTAATCCGTTTGGAGTCCATACGGGATTATCCGAACTATAGGCGCGTGTATTACCAACGCTATCACTATAGGATAGGTGACAAGAAAAAGGAGCATACACGGGTACGCGAACTTGTCCACTAATCGCATTATCAAAAGGATGTCCACAGCAATGTGACTCGGCTGTAGGACTTGACCATTGAGTAATATTCATAGTTTCCATTGGAAATAAACAAACCTCACTCCCATTATATGTTAACTTTTGACCGGCTTTCATAAGTTCAATTCCTCCTCTAATTCTACTAACTCTCTTAACTTATCTTTACATATATTGTATCGCTCATAATCCACATCTTTTAAGATGTGCATACATTGCATATAAAATTCAATATAGAAATAAACACTTAACCCTTCCGGTAAACTATATGGAATATCTTCCGGTTTTTTCATTTTATAAATACTTGATAATTCACATTTATTCATTATATTAACCTCTAATTTTAAAAAAGCTAGATTTTAAATCTAGCTATAATTTAATGCCGTATAAACTACCTTCCACATCACTAGCGGTGCAACGTGCAAGTATCTTATCCGGGCCCGTTTTTATTAACGAAATTGAATATTTACGAGCATTGCCTTCGGTTATACTATCAGCACTAATATAATCCACTGACATAAATCCTATACCTTTATAATTTGACTCAACAGGTAAATCATCAAATAAGCTAATTGGATATATACAATTTCCAAATATTTTATTTTTGCCATAACCATCATCAGTGAAATAAAGGTTTAAAAGCAATATATCATATTTATTTTTAATCTCATTAACATCCATAAAGTTACTATCAATAGGCGATGATGTATCGTTTGTATTGTAAGGTGTTAAATTTGAAATTAATTCAATTTTAATATCATTTTTCTCTAAAAGCTCATGTGTGATATTATTCGATTTTAAAGTGTACATTTAAATACCTCCTTCACTTGCTACTGGTGTAGCACCTTTTTTAATGTTTGTAATATCCTCTCTAACATTTGTAATATTTTCTTTAATATTATTGATCTGTGTTAAATTATTTTGAATACTTGATTGCATTGTAGTACACAATTTTTTTAAACTAGTAATTTCAGTATTAATTGCTGACAATTGATTATTAATATTTAATATTTGAGTTGCTTGTGTTTTTTGTTCATTGTCCAATTTCTCTAGAGTAGTATTATATTTATCTTGTAATTGATTGATTGCAATATCAATGCGTTCATCAACTAAACCAGGTAATTGATCTTTTACATATTGCATAGTGTTTTCTAAAATTTCCGCAATATTTTCATTCCACTGAATAACAACATCATTTACAGCTTGCACGGTCCATTCAATATAACCTTGTAATTGATTGATACATTGGTATATGTTCATACCTGTATTGAATGCACTAACATATTGCTGTGCTAAATTTATACCGCTTAACTTTAAGCCGTTATATTTGGGTAAAATATTTTGTATTTTATTCTCATCAATTACACCCATGTTATTCACCTCCTTCTTTATAGCCAATTAGTGCTTTTAGTTTATCCGGTAGAATATCACTATTGATTTTAGAAATGTTCTCAATAATACTAACTACTTCTGTAATGATCGCATATGTACAAATCACAGGCACTAGGTCTACCCCAAAAGGTAAAGTCAACAAATTTTCAGCATAATTAATTAATACACCTAATGTATAACAGAACACAAATCCAACTTTTTTAAATAGTCCATCTCTTAATTTACTAGACTTAATTTGTTCGCCATCTCTAATTGCCCCAACAATTCCAGTAATAAGATCCAAACCATTAAAAACCAATGCCACTAGAATAATTTTCATTTTAATCACCTCTTTCTTTTTCTATCATAATAAAAAATAGTTGAATGTTCAACTAATTTTAAATAAAAAAGAAAAAAGAGTTAAATTAATAACTCTTTTACTTAAGTTGCAATTTACCTAAATAGAAAGGAGGGTTCCATGTCCTACTCATGACATCGATATTATAACATAGCTATGCGTTATATACAACCTTAATACCACATGTTACATTAGAATTTGTATCTTTAATAGTGACAGTTGCTAATCCTTCAGTAGTAATTGCTGATAATCCTTTAATGATTACATGTCTTAAATCATCACTTAATGTAGCACTAACCATAGTAGGTGCGGCTGATATTGCCGTTAAGCTAATAGGTGCATTTAAACCATTAGTCTGTACTGTAAATGGTACTGTTACACTACCATCTTTTTTAACCTGTACAACTTGAGGATTAGAATAAATTGCTGTAACTTTTTCCTCTACAGTTCCGGATACGAACGCAATCGCATTTGCAAAGCGACTTGTTGCGATACCCTCCCAGTGGTGTAAAAAGTAATTCCAATATAACCCCTTAGCATTATATGCAACACCAACAGAATATTTCTGATCAAATACTCTATAAATTTCACTGTCAACAACTAACGCTTCAATTGTTCCTTGTGTTGTACTAGGTAAAGTTGGTAATACTAACACGTGTGCTTTAAATTCTGCAAACTCTAACTGGAATGTCTGCGCTAACCAGTCAATGTTTAAATAACTATTTGATTTTCCGTTTAAAATAACGTAAATATCTTCATAGTCATTTTGTTTAGTGACTGCCATTGCGTTATATTCATTTGTTGGCTCTGTTAAATAAGATACATATTCTGTAATTTTACGAGCTAACTCTTTAGCCGTGTCCGTATCAGTAACAGCACTTGTTTTAACGATTTTCATTAATCCATTTTCATAGTGTGTAACTAAAGCAGATTTCATATAGTTATAATCATCTTTGTTATCACCATTATACATAGAGTCAACAATACGAGCAATCAAACTATTTACACCATCCCAGCTGACAAAATACTTACGCATATCATCATCTGTAATTGTTGCTGGATAATATGACTTACGGTTAACAACATAAAATGCTGTTTTAATATCCGGCAACTCACGTTTAAATAAAGTGTTTTCCGCGTCGGCTTGATCGTAAGCATGTTCTTTTGCACACTCAATAAAATATTCTTCCATTGTATAGCCTAAAGCCATATTTTCCATTTTAAATGGAGCTAACTTGTTTGTTAAAATATTTTTGTGTGCGATCACTCTACCAATTCGAGTTGCTAAATTCATAAACTCAACACCTAGAGTATCCGGATACTCTAATAAACCATTCATAAATTCTAATGATGAAACATCATTAGGATCTCCAATTGTTGACTGGAAATTTGAAGAAGCCGCACGATACATAGCGTTGGCTACTTCCTGACCTGTTGGTTGTGTTTCCAATCCTAAATCTTCTTGAATCGCTTTTGCAACGTCTTTTCCTGTTGTTCTTGACATATATATTCACCTCTTTCGTTTTAAATGCCTAATTTTCTTAAATCCATTGGATGTTTCGGTTTAGATTTTTCATCTCCGGAACTTTCAACTCCAATTTGCATAAATAATTTACTGTTAGCCTCTGTCAAAGAATTATTCTTTTCGACTAATTTTGTGTTTTCAGCTTTTAAATCGTCTAATTCTTTAAAGTTTTTTTCAACTTCAGCTCGCATATCACTTAACATAGTCGAGCGTTCCGCTTGATCTTCAACTGTTAACACTGCCGTAAATTTGTGTCTCAATTCATCACGTTCCATGTTTTACACATCCCTTCTATTTATAAATATATGATATTAATATTGTAAAGTCAATACAAAATAAAACCCTCTTTTACGAGGGTTTCATAAATATAGGTTGTAAAGTCTAAAGTGTTACCAGCTAGATTACTATGCCTAATTATGTTATCAGCACGTTTCACCGCGAGTAATTCTGATATACATGTCTGATTTCCGATCTTTATTCCTTACATATTAATAATAGCATGTTATTTTATTTTTTCAAATCTTCTTTAATTTTATCTTTAACATATTGACTAAATTTTTTGGTCTTCAATAAATATTCAATGTAGTCAATAACTTCAACTTCCTTTTTATTCACACAAACGCAATATTTATTAACATGATCTCGGTACCATTGGTTTCTATGTTCTTTCGATTTTTCACTCATCATGATTATCACCCCCCTTTTCTTTACACCATACCAGCGGTTTACCTAGTATATACGTATGTACAAATTCATTTGTTTCATGATTAACAATGCTCCAACCATCCTTTAGATATTCATTTAATGCGTCAATATCTTTTCTATACGCGCTATAATCATAATCTTTTATACTTCTCACAATAACAACTTTATTCTTCAATGGAGGGCTTCCGAACATGATCTCATTGAATTCCTTCAATCTTTTATCACACTCTTCAAATATACCTCCATTTTCATAAGTTAACATTTGATATTGCAATTCATCAATATCTTTCCGTAAAATTTTATTTTCATTGCGTAAATTATTATAACTATAGTCAATAATTAAACCAACGAAAACAACAACAATTATATTTAATAACATATTCATAATATCACTCCTTTATAATCCATATAAATATTAATATCATTCCTATTGCATACACTGTAAATAGAAATGTAACACTCAAACAGCACAAAGCCATAATTAAATACTTTATTATAACGCTTAATACACTTATCACCTTATCAACCTCCTTACCTGCTTTTAATGCTAAATTGTCTATCAACTAACACAATACCACCAGGGACATGTGTTTTTTTCATACAATCATTTATAACATTACCTACCCTAAAGTTATCATATGTTACATTTTGCTTTGCCTTTTCCGTCATTCCAGCACACTTTACATTCAAGTAATAACAGACCCCACTACGAATATAATAAAGATTATCCTTACAATCATTTTCATCAATGTATTCCTGTTGGTGCTCTACATATTCTGTATAACTGACTTCAATTTCTTCAACGTAAGATTTTGCGCCAATAAAATAAGAACGGTTAAATATAGATTCTAAACCCCAAAATCCTAACTCTTTATCATCAATAATATCTTTTATAGCGTCAGGTACTTGTGTGCCTACTAAATGTATTGAATCCGTATCAATATATGCAACTCTATGTATACCAACCTTTTGAGCTGTAGTAATTGTATATTTACGTGCATATGCGGTAACAAATTCTCCATAAGGTAAATATATAGGATCTCTAAATTGCTCGTCAATAACCTCTTTGACTTCTCCATCTTCATATGTAGTAAACATAGGGTCGTGAAGTCTTAATATTCCATCATCTTTATCAATAAAAGGAATTTTAGGCGTGACATTCGGGTTCGTTGCAAATTTTCCATACACTGAATTTAATTGACGTTTAGCAATAAAACGCTGTGCACCTTTCGAGTTTTTCTTAACTTCCATTTGTTCGTCAATAAACTGTCTAGCGATACCAACACAACCTTTGAATTTATACCCGTTGATAAATTCAACATCATAAATATCGTATTGCTCGTTAAACAACTTCCAATCTACACTTGTTACAGTCATTCGCACAATATCACCATTTGAGCTTTCAATATATTTTTTACTTCCGAAAAATCGAGAAAACTTATCTAATGATATACATGGTATATGATCCTGTTTTATATCAAAAGCAAAACTAATAACACCAACCCATAGAGGATATTCATCATCCTGTTGATATTCACCCTCAAAATAAACGGGAGTTTCATAAGGTAATAATTCATAATACATACGAGAAGGAAAAAGAGAGTTGACATCAAAAACTATGCCTTGTTCTATCTCTTTTTCTTTTAGTTCCGGATTTGTCCAAACAAAACCACCACTATAAGCAGGTCTTAAATCACTATCAACATTCATTTCTAATGGTGGAAAAATTTTCTCAAATGCCATAGGCAAACTTTTCTTAAAAGTCTCAAAACTACAGCTGGTAGCTGTCATTTTGTTAAACCCTAATTTAAAGCATTCATTTAATGCCATACCTTCAATATCAATATCGTTAAACAAATAATCTATTTCATGTGGTGTTAACTCATGTCCTTTTTCTCTCTTAGTGGTATAATCTAGCTTTAATTTGCGTATTGGTAAATTAAAGTCATGCGCAATTTTTTTAATACTAAAAGGAATTAACTTAAACGAATCCCATATGGTAGTTTTTGTTGAGCGATAAATAGAATACTTCCACCAAATTTCTATCGAATACCACAATCCTGTATTTGATATGATCGTCTTAAAACAATTCGTTTTAGGTTTTTCAGAATATTCAAACCCGTTATTTAAAAGCCAGCTAACTATAAATTCACCATCAAAAGCAAGGTTATGAAAATATAATTTTCGTGTTTTCTTTTTGCACCAATCTATAAACGTATCAATTGTATTACCATATTCCTTTATATTTGAATCTTCAACAAAGCTTGCACCCCAAGCCCAAACGCGACAATCTAATGGATCTGTAGTTGTCTCAAAATCACATGCCCAAACTTCTTTCGGACTTTTATTTTTTGACATACTACAACCCCCTTTATGATACTACTTATATTTAACCATACCCTCTTTAACATAGGCACGTCCGGTAAATACAGCTAAACTATCTCTTACATCCGCCATATCTTCTTGTATGGCTTTACTTAATTGCTCATTAACAAATTTTTGATTTTCTGTATATTCACGACTTAAATCCAAATATTTAAAAGTATTTATCGCTTTTCGCTCTTGATACAACCATTTCAATAATTCTTTATCAGACAATGATCTCATATCTTTTAAAATTTGTTGTCCTTCTTCCTCTGTTATATTGTGTCCTCGTATTTGCTTTTCTATAGCTGTTTTATAATTCTCTCTAAATGTGGTGATTTTTTTGTTTTTCGTCTTAGTATTTTCCTCTAAACTTTCAATCCGATTATCTAATTGTTTAGGATAACGATATGTTTGAATATTTACATGATGGACCGGCTCGAAAAAACCACCTCTATCATCTTTTAATACTGATAAAGCCTGTCTAACTGAAACACCTGTTAAAATACCGCCTTTAGTTTCTTTTAATGTATTCAAACCTACAGTTCGTATTAATTTCTTTTTCTGTTTGTTCTGTTTATCTATCAATTTATTTGCTTTTTCAACATCATTTCGATTGAAAACAACACCGTATTGATTTTTAATATAACGATTTTCTTTGTTGAATCGTTCAATAGAACGTAAATATTTATTAAATTCTTTACGATCATTGAAATCTTTTATTGTACGAATGTCATTAAATACAACATCCTTTCCCATATTTTGCGCTTTTGTTGCGGTTCTTTTAGCACTTGCTATTGCGTTACGTAACCGCTTAACGTCTCTTGTTGACTTCCTCATTTTAGCCATTTTAAACACCCCCATTTTAAGTCAAAAATAAAAGGGTGTTTGGCTAACACCCTTAATTAAATAGGCTATTTAACAGCCATAGACAAATATTTATTTGTGCTTGAGTTCGATTTCTTCTGAATGATTGTGACACAAACCGGTTCTTTAGTCCAGTCATAGTTGAACACTTGCTTTAATTGCTTTAAGCTTTGCAAGAAAGGTTTACTATTAGTTGCATAAGCTTTACCATCTTTATCAATAACAGTGATTAATTTTGAACAAATGATCTCACCTGTTTGTTCATTTTCTTTTTCAACATCCTGTACAATGTAACCTGTTAACCATAAATCTTTACCAACTTGATCACTTAAACCTTCCGCATTATTTACCGCGTTGAATAAATTAACACGTTGTTCGTGTGTCATGTCCTCAGTTACAACCAACCCTATATTTTCCATTGCTACTACTTCATTTTTTACATTTTCCATTTTAATTTTCTCCTTTTAATTTTAACATTGCTTTTTTAATTAAATTATTTTCAGTTGTTTAATTTTTGGCTTAAGCATAACACCATATTTACAACCTATACGCTTTTTAATGAAGACATAACACTTATTATTTTACATTTCGCACCTCCATTAGTTCATCTATTTGCATATTTATTAGCACAAACCACATAACTAACATCACAATTAACATTATGATGAAAATTATGTATCTGTTTGATACTTTGTAATACTTAAAGTTTCCTACACAGTGTTGATATATTTGGTATACAGATAATAACACCCAAATTATGAAACTTGCAAGGATTAAATTACTAATACCCATAATTAATACCACTCATCATAGAAATAACCGCGATTAGCGTTCTCCTGTTTCATTTGTTCAAGTGAAACAACGCCTTGTAATACCTTTCGTTTAAATACAGATAACGTATTAAACTTAAATGAATAACTTGCCATCAGGCTTTTAGAATTTAATTTATAAATATCCATTCTTATTAGGTGGTTTCTTTGGTAGACTAAGTGAAACGCTAACTTATAATTACATAAATACGTTTCAACCACATCAACAATCTTATCAATGTTATCCTTAGTTAGATCACTCAGATAGTGACCGTGTTTATAAATTCGACTCATTTCTTTGTCCCTCTTTTCTTTACACCTATAGTATAGCACACATATTCTAGAATACAAGTGTTTTTGTAATTTCACATAATCCACTACGGAGCCGTGTGGGTCATTATTGGGTTGGGTGGTGTTGTGTTAGATTAGACTAACTAAGACTGTGTTGTGTGGTGTAGTATGACACGGTGTTGTTTGTGTTCACGTACTGTAGACATGTGTTCGCCAATGGGGAACAATCTTATGCTGACACTCTTT